TCATTGTATCGGCCCCGCCTTCGCCAGCAATTCGGTCGCGTGCATCTGGCCGCTGGAGGAACCGAAATAGTAGGCGACCACGCCGGTCCAAGCGCCCGTCAGGCTGCCTATCAGAATATTGAGGAGATCCCGGGTCGCCGCCGGGACATCACGAAAACACAGGAAGGTCACCAAGCCGAAGAAACCAAGTGTGATGCCGATCGCCAGGGTGGGTGCAACCCAATCCCGGACCGATATCTCGCGTGCCCGCGCACTCGCCCGGTCGGCATCGTCCGCTTCCTCCAAAGCGATACCGGCATCGATCAGCTTTTGCTTGAAAGCGAGGGCCGCGCTCTGCATCGCGATGAGTTGATCGGCATTGGCGCCCAGCACCGCCTGGGCCGCCGTTTGTTTGTCGCCGGTTGGCGTCAACCCCAGCGCGCCCTCGATCAGCGACACGGCCTGCCCGGCCAGCGGCCCGCCGGCCAGCGTCGCCACCGCCGGGGCACCCTGTTCGAGGACGGAAAGTGCTTGGTCCCAGAAATCGGTCATGGCATCCTCTTGTTAATGTTCCCATATGCTATTTATGGGGCAGTTAACTCAGATAACTTCGAACGAATGGTAAAATCCGTCTATTCACAGCCAGTCGTGCAGAACAATCATGAATGATTTCGTGCTCTGCTCTAATTGCTTTCATGATCAGGGGCTTAGACTCGACGCCGAACGAATCGGCGTAGGGGACGATAGTTCCTGTATGAATTGTGCCGAGAAAACTGGTTTGAAACTCAGCAAGCATTTAGTTTCCCAGTTGTCTCATCGGTTTTTTGTTTGGGGCACAATGCATCGCGGTCATTACGGTGCTGCCCCCGTATTGCAATTTAACGAACACCAAAGTACCACCATAACCGTGCCATCTTGGCTTAGAGCAGATTTAGTGTTAATTGAAAAAGCGATTGGAGTTGGTTTTTTCTATTATGGGCCGAGACTTTGGATGGTCGGCGAGGTCGAACCACTGAAGGATTTACAGGATCAGAATAAAAAAATTTCGATATTAAAACGTATACTCTTGGAGTATTCGACAATAACTCTTAATCCGGATCAGAAATTTTATCGAATTCGAAAAAATCCCTTAAAGAAAAATGAATTTTCCGAATACGATAGTCCACCTCCAAATTCAGGGGCAGGTCGTCTGGATTCGGAGGACCTCCCAATAATGTACTGCTCTCAAGACCTTCAGATTTGCATTCATGAGTGTCGAGTTTCGGCAGAAGATGAAATATTTTGCGCAACTCTACAAGCAACAAAAAATTTGAAGCTTCTTGATCTAACTGATCTTCTTTGTGAAAAAGATGTTACCGAGTTTGAAAGCCTGGATATGGCAGTGCATATGTTATTTCTTGCTGGGAAACATTCTTACGAAATTACCAGGGAGATAGCACTATATGCCCATGCTGCGGGATTTGATGGCCTTATATATCCATCCTATTTCAGCCTTTTGCGCACTGGCGGAATGCCGTTCGAAACCGCATACGGAATTTCGCTTCGCAGATTTCCTCAGACTTCCTACCAGGAGAAGTTAAAAATTATCCCAAACCTCGCTTTATTTGGCCGCCCCCTTGAACAAGGGCACGTATCTGTCCAGTGCATTAATAAATTGATCTTACGCAAAGTAGAGTATGACGTACATTTTGGACCAACTGGATATTGATTATATAAAAATCCATTGATACCCAAGAAATGTAAATTATGGTGAATTCCACAGAGAAACTTCACAATGACGGCGGCCGGTAAGTCCATTATCGATTACTAATTTTCCCCTTATAGTAATTTTGTTCCAAAGCTCCATTGCGGACGGTACCTGCAACAGAAGACCTTTATTAATTAAATGCAACGCAGAACTTCCAACGTAAGCATGCAGCCCGATGTTAAACGCAAATATCACCTGTGCCGAAAATTCGTCATCGCTCAATGGTTGCAAAATCAGCTTAGCAACCTCGGTGGCAAATTGCCGCACATCCATGTCACGTTGTGCATCACACTGCGCCTGCGTCCACGTCAGGCCCTCCACTACTTCCGGACCAGTATGTCCATAACCGATGGTCCAAACTCCAGCCTGATCTTGATAAGACTTCCGTTTACAACCTTCAACTTGACAAAGCAGGGCCAATCCAGCCGCATTGAATTGAGGCATCTCCAACACTCCAAATGTCCCAATAGGTCGCGCTAACTCTACGACGCAAGTAGGCTGCGAGCGTTCAGGCTCGCCACGTTACGCCCCCGTCCTCCACAGCGACGCCGCGCCGGTGCAGGTCCAGGTGACGGTGCCGTCGGTGACGGTGTTGCCGATTGTGGTCGGCCAGGTCGGCGCGGCGGTGCCGGAGGTGCCGGCCACCGTGGCGGCGTAGTAGAAGCCGTTATCGGCCGTGGGGACGGCCTGCGTGCCGGCGGCGTAGGCGGTGCTGGCGGCCCAGCTCGGCGCGTTCTGCCCGGCGCGCTTGCAGCGGTAGAGGGCGGTCGCCTGGGTATCGGCGCGGGGCGACCAGCAGGTATCGCCCAGCGCGTTGTAGCCGGTGGTCGGCGCGCCGCCGCCGAGGCCGGCATAGCTGACGCGCAGCCCATCGGAGTTGCAGGGCAGCGTGGTGAGCTGGGTCCAGGGTGCCCCATCCGCGATGCGGCCCTGGGTATCGAGGATGTTGACGCCGCCCTTGCCGATATCGTTGGCGCCCCAGGTCATCCGGTTGATCGAGCCGGCCACCAGCGCCGGCCGGAACATGAATTGGCTCTTGGCCGGGCTCTCATAGGTCATGCAGTTCACGATCCGCAGGCTGTCGATGGCGATGCGCGCCGTGCCGCCGTCGCTCATCACGATCGGGCAGTGGTTATAGGCGTCGCCGTAACGGTTGCAGTTGATGAACTCGGCGCCGTTGATCTCCATCGAGATGCAGGTCCATGGGCCGGTGCTGGCCGACAGCTCGATCGCCCCGAAATACACGTTGTTGAACACGCCCTTGCCGATCTTGATCGAGCGGGTCGCGCCAACGAAGGCGCCCAGGCCGATGCCTTTGCCCTGCACCGTGTCGATCTCGTAATCGTCGATCAGCACCGTGGTATAGGGCGACAGCAGTTGATAGACGCCCTGGGTCTGGTTGCCGCTATTGCCGATGGTCAGCCAGCGATCGCCGATCGAGGTGAAGTGATCGACCCGCGCCGTGACGCCGGCGACGTTCGAGTTCGCCTGGCCGATGGTCTCGAATTTGTTGTTGCGCAGCTCCAGGCTGGCGCCATTGGACTGGCCACAGGAAATGCCCCAGCCGTTCCAGTTGCGGACGACGTTGCCCTCGACCTTGAAGTCGCTCTCGTTGCCGCTGTTCAGGGTCAGCGCGTCATTGCCGATGATCGCGGTGCGCGCCTCGTTCAGTCCGTCGATCAGGTTATGGGCGATGATCATCTTGCCCGGCACCTCGATGCCGGTCAGCGCCTTGGTGTCGAGCGTGCCGAAGCTTTGCGCCTGCGCCTCGATGCCCAGACCCGAGCCATAGCTTTCATTGCCGATGATGCTGCCGCGCCCCATCGACCAGGTGTAGTTGCAGTCGTTGTTGTACGAGGCGACGCAGCCGAGGATATGTGCCGAGCGGTTGTTCAGCTCTGGGTTGGTCGTGTTGTAGAAGCCGTTGAGATCGAAGCCGTTACGATCCTGGCCGGCGGCGGCGGTCAGCCCGTTGTGATGCGCCGAACATTTGAGATAGGTGAGTTCGGTGGCATAGAGCGACGCGAAGCCGGTATTCGCGAAATACCGCGCCTCGCAATAGCTGGCCGAGGCGCGCAGCACGGTCCCGAGATTGATGCCGGAGGAGCTTTGAGTGCTGGTGAGCGCGGCACCCCCCAGCGCGCCGCCATCCAGCACTAAACCGTAGAAATGCACGTTATCGGCGATCGTCGCCTTGTTGTAGATATAGTCGGCTGGATATTGGCCGAGGGCGCTGGTCTGCGACACGGGATTGGTCGGATTGACGCTGTACCCCGCACCAGGGTTGTAGATCGAAACCGCCGTGATGGCGCCGCGCCAGGCCGACGTGCCGGTGACCTGCAGCACCGCCGCCGTGGTGAAGGTGCCGCCGGCGAGCGTGATCAGGTCGCCCTTGTAATAGGCGTTGCTCGGCTTGTAGCCGCCGCCGCCGGAGGCCACGGCGGCGCCGGTCAGCACGCCTGACGTGAAGGTACAGGTGAAGGTGGCGCCGGTGCCGGTCGCGGCGAAACCGGTGACCGTGCCGCTGCCGACCGCCGTCAGCGGGTTGCCGGTCGCGAACAGCGAGACCTTGCCGTTGGTCGGGATGGTGGAATAGTCGAGCTGGATCAGGCTGGCGCCCGGCTCCCCCGCGACCAGGGTGTTCGACGGCACATAGAGTTGGCCGGCGCCGGCGGTCATGCGCCAGGAGACGGCCGGAGGCGGCACATAGAGCACGCCGCCGCCGCGCGTGGCGATCTCCTGCAAGGCAAGGGTGAAGGCGGCGTAGTTGACCGCCTCGGAACTGGCGAGACCATTGTCCAGCGCGCCGAATTTGCGGATGTCGAATTTGGCGATCGAGGGATCGCGCACCCAGCGGCCGGGATTGGCGGCGCCATAGCCGGTCGGCAGCAGGGTGATGGCACCGTCATCCGCCGCCAGGCTGGTCGGCACCCAGAAGAACGGCGAGCCGCCGCCATCGCCGGTCGAGGCGAAGCCCGAGGCGGTGACCATCTCGTTGCCGGTGCCGGTAAAGGCGCGCAACCCGGCGACGGTGGGTGCCGCGGTGAGGCGCGTGCCGGCCGGGTCGAAGACGGCGACCTCGGCACCGCTGGCGGCCATCGCCGGCCGGCCGTCGCTGGTCCGGCGATAGAGGCCCGTCGTCGTTTGGGCGGCGAAGGCGGCGCCGGGGGCCGCGACCGTGCCGTCGGTGAATTTCCCGGCCTGGGTGGCGCTCTGCGCGCTCTGATAGGCGGCGATCAGGGTCGAGATCTGCGCCGACAGGGTGCCGGTCAAGGTCGACAGGTTCTGGATGATCGCATAGGCCGCCGCCGTCGCGGTCGTGCCGGCATAGGTGCCATTAAGCGTGAGGCTGGTCTGACTGTTGACCGACAGCACCTCGTAGAGGGTGAGGTTGTCGATGGTGAACACGTCGCCGGGCTGCACGCCCTGGGTCTGCCAGTTCGTGCCCGAACCCGTGACGGCGGCCGAGCCGTTGGTGAGGGAAACCGTCCCGGTGCGATACCAGCCTGCCATCTCGTTTACTCTCCTGATCCGGTGGCCGACGGATAGCCGGCGGTCACGTCGATCGCTTGGGCGCCGGCCTCGTCGGCGATGCTGGCGATGGCGTCCTTGATGACGCGGAAGCGCAGGGCGCAGGCCGAGGCGTAAGCCGCCACCGCGTCGGCGAAACGGGTGAATTGGACGGCGGTCATCGGCACGCGGGTATTGTCCGTGGCGATCCAGGCGAAGCCGGCGGGCCAGGCGCCGGTTGCCATTGTAGCGACCGCCGCGATGCGCGCCTGCGAGGCCGCGTCGATCTGGAACAGAGTGCCGTTCCAGGTGAAGCCGTTGGCCGGCAGCGCATAGAAATGCGTCCGGGCCGCCGCGAGCGCCGTGGCCCGCAGCTGGCCCGCCGTCTTGGTGAGCGCCAGCTTCATGACGCCACCACCGTTGCCTTGAACGGCAGGTAGGGAAACCGGTCGACCGCGAGGGTCCAGCTCTCGGCCATGGTGGCGGAGAGTTCCAGCACGCCATCGGTGACCGTCTGCGACGTGCCGTCGACAAACACCGTGCAAGGGTTCGGCAACCCGCTCAATATCGCGGTATCGGTGCCGTTCGCCGCGATCGCGGTCTTGTCCAGGGTGAGGCTGGGCCGGGGCGTCACGGCACCCGCCACCACGTAATGGGTGACGTCGTTGAACACGGTGCCGTCCGGCACGGTGATCACGTCGAGGCCAGCCCGCGCCTGCAGCGACACCATCTCCGGCGGGCAAAGCCCCATCTGGACAATCCGTCCGGTCGCCGGATCATAGACCGCATAGAGGCTCATCGCCGGGTCGCCAGGACGACGACGGAGCTGAGCGTCGCGTAAGCGCCGTTGCGCGCCTGCAGGTAGTAGTATTGGGCGCCAGACGAAGGGGGATGCTCGGCAACAGTGAAGGCGACCGTTCCATCCGAGCTGATGCTGTCAAGCTCGGCGACCACGCGGCCGCCAGGGGTCACCAAACGTACGTCGGCCATTATTGTGGTCCTCCTCCACCCGCGGGTGGCGTTACCTGTGCGACATAGGTGGATGAAGAAATGATCAGGGTGGTGGTGCTATCGAGGACGTTGATCCCGACCAGAACCAGGCTGACCCAATCGCCGGAGATACCCAGAGTGCCGCTCTGGAAGCCGGTGGCGACGGCGGTGATGGCGCCGGCGACCACGTTCGGCGTGTTGATGACTCCGCCACCGACCCCGGCGCCGCTGAGCAGCACGTTGCCGTAGGCGTCCTCGATATAGCCGCCGACGCCCAGTTGGATGGTGCCGGCGTTGAAGTAGCCGGCGGTGATCTTGTTGGCCGAGACGCTGCCGATCAGCGCATCCTGGATATAGACCGTGCCGCCGCTGACGAAGAACGGCGAGATCGCGGTGCCCGGCACGCCGCCGACGGGTACGATCGCGAAGGTGTCGACCTCGACGATGAACTCGGACGCCACCCCGCCATTGTTCGGGTAGGAGGCGAGGCCGAAGCCCGCGACCACGCCGTTATTGTTCACCTTGACGGTGTATTGCGCCTGCAACCCGTTGATCGAGGCGATGTTCTGCGAAATCGTCGTGGAGTTGCCGTTGACCGTGGTGGTGAGGTTGGTCGTGGCCGAGGCGTTCGCCGAGATCGAGGTCGCCAGCGCCGAGAATTGCGACGTCACGGACGCGTTGGTCGTGCCGATCGACGCGGTGAGCGAGAGCAGCTGCTGCGACAAGGCCGACACGTCGCTGGCCTCGGTGTTCGACAGGGTCGCGAGACCCGCTTGTGTCGAAGCGACACCGGCCTGTACCGACCCCACCAGGGATACCAGGGTGGTGAGGCTGGTGGCGCTGGCGCTGTCCGCCGTCGCCCGCGCCGTCGCTTCCTGTTGGATCTGCGCGGTGACGCCGCTGATGCCGGCGGTCAGCGTCGTGATGGCGCTGGCCAAGGCCGCCTCGTCGGTCGATTGCTGCTGCTGCAGGCTGACGATCGTCGCGGCGCTCTGGTTGCCCAGCAGCACCGCGTTGGCGGTGTTGATCGCGGTGGTGAGGTCGTTCGTCGCGGTGGTCGCGATCTGGTCGATCTGGGCCGCGAGGATGGGGACCAGCAGGCTTTCCTGGATGACCTGCCGGCCCAGGGCGGCGATCGGAATGGTGTAGCTCGACTGGCCGATCACCGGTCCTTCGAAGCCGCCGCGGATGCCGCTGCGGTTCTGTGCCGCGAGCCAATAAAACAGGATCGAGCCGGAGTTCAGGCCCTTGCGCGCATAGCCGGTGGCATTGCCCTGCCAGATCTGGGCCGCCGTGCCGAAGTTGGTCGTCAGGCCTTCGTAGAGCACGTAGAAGGCGAGATCCGGTTCCGGATTGGCGTTCCAGACGAGGTCGATCTCGGTATAGAGGCCGGAGGAGGTCGCCAGCCCGGTGGGCACGCCGGGCGGGTTGGTGTTGGCGACGGACTCGGTCGCGGTGGCGAGTGCCCAGCTCGAATAGGCCGGCGGGTTGGCGGTGCTGATCGCCCGCACCCGCGCGTCGTACAGCACGTTCTCGACCACCGAGGTGATGGTGTTCGACGTCTCGTTGGGGCCGAGCAGGATGCTCTGCCAGCTGGTGGTGCTGTCCAGCCGGTATTGCAGCTCGTATTGGCCGAGCAGCGGGCCGCCGGACGGCGTCCAGCTCACCACCATCAACGGCAGATAGGTGCCGTCGACCTGGCGCCGCGTCGCGGTCGAGATCAGGCAGTTGGTCGGCGGTGCGATGACGGCGCCCGCCCCGGTCGGCGTCAGGCCGTAGATCGCGACGTCGGCCAGGCTCTCCTCGGAGGCGCCATAGATGTTGAAGCTGGTGAGCTTGACGTAAAGCGGCACGCCGACATAGGCGGCGGGCAGCGTGTATTTGAAGATCGAACCGTCGAGCCGCGCGAATTGCGCGCCGACCACATGGTTGACCACCGGCGTGCCATAGACGCCCCGATGCAGGGTCGTCAGGCCATAGGCATTCGGCCCGGTCAGGGTCGCGGTCTTGTATGACACCAGCTCGTTATCGACGAAGCACAGCGAATTGAACGCGTCCGCATCCGCCTGGCTGACGCTGATCAACTGCCCGGTGCTCTCGACCAGGCTGACCGACAGCGTATCGGTGGTGTCCGGGTCCGCGTGGACGGCCAAGGCGGCGGTCAGCGTGCCTTGCCGCGCCGGGCCGTTGATCCGGCCGGCATCCAGATAGGTCACCTCGTCATAGCTGACCCAGACATCGCAGCCGCCCCACGCGCCGCCGCCGCTGGCGGCGATCCAGACCTGGGCTTCGCCGCCGGTCAGCTGCGGCGGCGGCTCGAAGATGACCGGTGTGTTGACCGGACCGGGATCGACCGCGTAGTTGGCGGCATAGCCGGCGACGGTCTGCTTGGGATATTCGGTCGGGGTGCCGACGGCGGCGGGGAATTCCTCCGCGTCGATAGCCAGCGTGCCGTCATCCTGCTGCTGGATCTGGGTGATGCGCACCGGGAAGCGCGACAAACCCAGATTGGCATCGGTCAGGGTGACGATGTCCATCGGCTCCAGCAGGCAATATTGCCAGCCGAGCTTGAAGGCGAAGCTGTTGCGGACATAGAGCGCCCGTTGGCCGATCAGCCCGACCAGGGCGGTGGCGGCCTGCGGCGTCATGATCTCGTGGGCGGTGACGGTGTTGGCCTTGCGCAGGCCGAACTGCTCGATCGCCCCCTGATCCTTCCACTCGATCGGCTCGGTCTGGAATTGGTTGAGGCAGTTGGTCCATTCCAGCGAGATGAAGTTCTGCGCATCGGCCGGCGAGGAGCGGGTGACCAGCACCGGGTCCTCACCGGAACCGGCCTGGAAATCGTCATCGGTGAGGTCGTAGATCGGCGTGAGGTTGGGCGTCCAGCTGTTGCCATAGGCGCTGGCGGCGGCATCGCCATAGGAGCCGACCTTGAGCTTGCCCTCCGACCACCAGCAGTTGGAATTGGTCAAGGTCATCAGCTGGGTGACATAGGTCGAGGCCGATTGCTGGGTCTCCCAGAGCGGCGACATCAGCAGGGTATTGGCGAGGTTGTAGGCCCGCCAGTTCGACAGATCGCCGATCGCCGCGGCGGGGAAGCCGGCGCCGTATTGGGTGTTGGTCAGGAAGTCGACCAGGATCTGCGAGGGCTCCGCATCCGGTGTCGGATAGGGGGCGCCGATGGCGCCGGCGAGGTTGCCGGTGACCTGAAAGTTGTGGGTCGGCAGGCTGGCGCTGCTGCCCAGCGCGTAGTTGGCGACCACCACCATGGCGGTGCCGGAATAGCCGAAGGCCTGATCCGCATGGTGCGAAGCCAGCCAGGCCCAGGGCGCCTGGCCCTGCGTGCCATAGGCCACCGCCATGCCGAGATCGCCGAGAGCATCGACATCCTTATCCTTCCAGACCAGGTCGACGCTGTCGATCGGCCCTTCGCAGAGCGCGAACATGATCGAGGCGGAATAGGTGTAGCTGGAACTGCCCTGCGAGCTGGACGAGCCGCCGCCCTTGCCGCTGGAGGTCGAGCCGCCGCTGGCCGGCGTCGCGGTGAAGTCGTTGTACCAGATCAGGTTGGGGGCGAGCCGCACGCGGCCCCAGACCAGCGGGATGACCTTGCCGGCGACCGCCGTCTGGACCGCCAGCGCGCTATACTTGGTGGTCTGCGAGGCCTGGCTCTGGGTCGAGCCACCGAGGACGCCACTCATGGGTGCCTCCCTTCAGCCGGCCAGAACGAATAGAACTTGACCGGGCGGTTGCCCCGCTTGTCGCGGCCGAGCCAGCCCTGATCGCCTTCGGCGTATTGGCAGCCGCCACGGATATAGGCGTGCACCACCAACGGCCAATCGATGACGATGGCGCTGTGCGAGAAGCAGCGGCCGAAACGGTAGAGCGCCAGGTCGCCCGGCCTCGGCGGGCCATCGCGCGTCCCGTCAAGCTCATACCCGTAGCGCTTGACCCAGCCGAGATAGCGCTCCTCCGACCGGTGCAGGTGCCATTCCACGGGATAAGGCCGCGGATCGATCGGCGGGATGATCCCGACCGCGCCATAGACCCGCACCAGGATCATCGCGCAATCGACGCCGACGCCCTTGAGATCGCCATGATGATGATAGGGCGTCGGCACCCAGGACCGCGCCTCGGCGACGATCCGGGCTCTCGCGATCGCTTCTTCGTGATCGCGAGAGCCCCCGGCAGCGGTTTGGACCAACCCGCGAGAGGAGGGCGAAAGGGACACCGCCCTCATCCTAGTAAGCCGTCACGGGTTGCGGGATCAGCGGGAAGCCGCGCCAATTGCCGAGGTTGTTGAACCGTGCCGAGCAGGTCGCCGAGGTCTTGTCGCAGCCCATGGTGATGGTGAAGCCATCGCCGACCGCCGGCACGATCGGCAGCGGATAGGCGAGCGAGGCGATCGCGTTGACGAACAGGCGGATGGTGCGTGTCGTGCCGGTATTGAGCCCGGTGATGAAGGTGATGGTGCCGCTGTCATAGGCATGGGCGCTGACCGTGCCGTCGATGCCGTTGACGACGATCGACGAGACGGTCGAGCCGCTACCGACCGAATAGCCCGCCGTGAAACTGGCCGGGTTGAGGCCACAGCCCGGGTCGTAGAGCGTGTGGACGCAGGACGGCTGATAGGTGTTGCGCGGCATCTGGATGTCGAGCAGTTCCAGCGCGGATTTGGCGGTGATGGTGGCCGAGGTGCGCCCGACATCCTTGATCTGCGACACCTTGCCGGTGAACAGCTCGACCGTACCGGCGCTGTTATCGCCGGGATAGGCCGAGAACAGCCGCTCGACCCGCACCGCGCAACCGTCGAAGCCGCCATTCATGATCCGCTGGAAGAACGAGACCGCCCCGGCCGTGTCGGTCGGCAGGGCGTAGATCTTCAGTTCCATCTCGTCGGCCGAGACACCCAGGCTGAGCTTGTACTTGAAGCCGTCGATGCGCAGCGACGCATTGGAAAAGACATTGCCGCCGAGGCTGATCGGGATGTCGGTGGTGGTATAGCGCAGCACCGTGCCGTCGGCGCAGGTGAAGGTGTAGAGATCCGCCATGTAGAACTGGTTGCCGTTCAGCAACCCGACGAGTTCGGCGCTGGCGGTCTTCATGTCCCGATCCTCATGACCGCACGCTCCGCAGGGTCAATTTCCGCAGCTCCCAAAAATTGCTGGCGAAATTGTTGAGTTCGACGTTGTCGTCGGCGAACCGCGCCAGGAAGTAGAAGGCGAGCGTCACCGCGACGACCGCGCCCGATGCCGGGGCCGAGGCGAAGGTGATCGTGTTGCCCGAGATGGCGTAGCCCGCGACCTGGGCCTGGCCACCGATCGAAAGGCTGATCGGCGCACCGGTGTTGATGCCGCCGACCGGCTCCACGAACCCGCCCAGGTTGCGCACGACCGGAAAGATGGTCGTGCTGCCGTCACCGGTGGCGATCACCTGGTTGGTGAGCTGAAAATCGCTGAGGTCGGTGAAGTAGAACGGCGTGTAGGGGCCACGCTGCTGAAGGTAGAAGCCCAGCAGCGTCTGCCATTCCAGATGCGCCGCATCGGAGCGCAGCAATTGATAGGTCAGATCCCATTCCCAGAGCGGATTGACGAAGAGCGGCGCCCGCACCTCGCGACCGCTGGCGGATGTCTGGATCCGGGTCGAGAAGAACGGCCGCCGCTTCACATCGAAGGCGAGGCCGGGCAAGGCGGGAAAAATCGCGGTCATAGCCTTTGACCGAGGTTCCGGGCATGTGCCTGAACCGCGCCGAACACACCGTCTTTGTTGGCGAGCAGCTGTTTCTTGAAGGTCGCCGGATCGGTCGCGTCGATCGTGTAGTGATGGGTGTGGTAGTGCGTGTCACCGCCGGTCGAGCCGGTGCCGTTCGCCGCCTGTCCGACCATGGCGTCGAGACCGGCCGCGTATTTCGCGGGCAAGACCCGTTCGTTCTCATGCACCTTCAGCAGCGTGTCTTGCGGCACCAGCCAGCCGCCGGCGGCGGACGGCACCGCCAGACCAGCGGCGGAGGCCATGACCTCGCCATAGGCCAGCGCCCCCGCCGCGGGGGCGAGCGCGGGTCCGACATAGGGAATGCCGACGATGGCGGCATAAGCGGCGGCGAAGGCGGCGGCGGCGGACGCCTTGATCTGAGCTAGCGCCCCGCTGGTCGAGGCCGCGGCTGAACTGGCCGCGGCGGCGGTGTCGGCGGCTTCACCGAAGGTCAGCATATAGAGCCGAGTCGACACCCATTTCAGCGCGATATCGATGAAGTTCGACGCCATGCTTTCCAGAATGTGCTCGCCCAGCCTGGAAAAGGCCTGGCTGAGCGTCTGGGTACCTTGGATGATGCCGTTGATCGAGGTTCGAAAGGCGCCGGTTATGCTGTTGGCGACGCTGTCCCAGGTTCGGCGACTGTTCTGGGCGGCTTGCTGATCGAGCTTCGCCAACGCGTCGTCGCTGGACCGCTTGGCCTTGAGTATCTCGACATCGATACGCTGCTGTTCTTTTTGATCATCGGCATAGAGGGCCCTGCGGTCGGCCAGCGACGCAATTTCGATGACGAGACGTTGGCGTTCGATGTCCTTCAACTGCGTGATCTCTTGCGCACCGTCGATTTGGCCGAGTTCCTTGCGGCGCTGGACCGCCACCTCCTGAACCTTCAGGGGATCGAGAGATGCCGAAAGCTTGGCCTGGTTGACTTGCAGGGCATCGGCCCGCTCCTGCTGGTCGAGGCCGCGTTGAAGCGCGAAGATCTGGCGGCGAACCTCCAACTGCTCCTTGGAACCATTGGTGGTCTCGGTCAGCTTGGCCTGCCAGAACGCCAACTCCTCCCGCTTGCTGTTGTCGAAATAGGCGTGTTCGGCGAGCAATTGTTGATCGAGCGCGTCACGCCAGATCTGCAGCCGATTCTGCTCCTTCCCCGCTGCTTGCGTGGCGGGAAGCGGCGCGGCGGCGGCGGCATTGATCGCCTTGAATACAGTCATGATCGCGCTGGCACCGCTCTGCGCCGAGGCGATCGGCGCCGTGACCGATGCCAAAGCCGCCTGCAGCCGGACGACCGAAGCCATGGCATCCATCGCGGCCGTGGTCAGGCTGTCGCGCATCGCCGCCGAGGCGGCAGCGATCGCCGCGGCGGCATCGGCGGAACCGGCTTTCAGCGGCCCGGCATCGGCACCAAATTGAACGTCGATCCTATCGGCCATGAACGACCCCGCGAAAAACGAAGGGCGCCCCGAAGGACGCCCCCGCTGATGGAAATCGCCGCCGGATGGCGGCGGCTATTGGAGAATGCCTGTCGGGAACAGAGCCAGCAGCTCGGCCATGCCCGAGCCGGATTGATCGTGCTGTCGCCCGATCCCGAGATAGGCCGCGACCAAGACATGCGTCGGCGGGTGACGGTTCCAATAACGCGTGAGGCCGGCGAAGCGGGGCAAGGTCATCTGGTCGATCTGGTCCGGCGTATAGCCGCAGGCGGTGGCCAACAGACCCTCCGCGTCATCCCAGAACTCCGCCCAGCCTAGACCTGCCCCGCCGGTGCTTCCCCCGATGGGGTAACCCCCGACGACACAAGTCCCGACCCCGTCATGACGGCGTTGACCACCGCGGCCATGTTGCCCAGGTCCAGCAAGTCGTCGCCGACCTGGTCGAAGGTGACGTCCGGATAGTTCCGGCCAAGGGCGGCGTGCACGATGGCGACGATCGCATCGAGCTGATCGCCGGTCAGCACGCCGGAAGCGGTCGCGGGAATGGCCTCGAGCAGCGGGCGCAGCCGCTTGATCTGGCCGAAGGTGAGCGGCGGGATCGTCCAATCCCGACCGCCCATGCGCAGGATGGCGCCGTCGATGAGTTGGGTCATATTATTCGGCCAGGCTGAGCAGGCCGATATTCCCCGCGGCATCCGCCTGTGCCAGGAAATCGAATTCCGGGATCACGAAATCGTCGATCTTGGTCGCGAAAGTCAGCTTCTGCGAGGCGCAGGCGTTAAGTTTGAGGTTGACCTGCTTGCCCTGGAACGTCTGGGTGAAATTCACCGAGAACAACGGCGTGACACCCATCAGCTGGTTGGTGAGCGTCAGCGTCGTACCGGTGCCGGCCACCGTATAGGCGTAGTTTAACAGCACGCCGAGGCCGGTATCGGCCGCGGCGAAGGTGTAGATGCCGGCGGCGACCGTGTACTGGCCGGTGATCGGCGTGCCGCTGGCGAGGCGAGTCAAAGGCAAGCCGGTAGCCGCGTAGTACACGCCCAAATCGGCGACGAAATTCGTGGCATTGGCGGCGGTCACCGTGAACGGCGTCGCCGGGATCGCGCCTGCCTCGGCGCTCGCGGTCGCGGTCTGGCCGGCGGTGCTGGTCTGGCCGAAGAACAGGTCGTTCAATAGCTTGCCGTTGACCTGGGCGAATTTGGCCTTGCCGCTGATCTTGAGCTTGCCGGCGGCGAGGGCGATCGCGACCTGATTCTGGCCATACAGCTCCTTTAGATCCTTGCTGAAATCGATGCTGATGTCCTGCAGCGCGCCGAACCGGGTAGGCGACGCATTGGCGATATCCGTGCGTGTGCCGAACAACTGGCCGGAACCGAAAACGACTTGCATGGCCTAGATCTCCTGGATGATGCGCCGCTTCAGGTCGGCCAGCGCGTTGCGAAGGTGGTTGAACGCCTCGGTCGATCGAGCGACCGGGCTGTCGTGAATCCGGTCCACGAACCAGGCGTCTATCGCCGCCTCGATCGAATGGGGCTCGATCGAATGGGGCTCGATGGGATGCAGGGCCGGAGGGGGTGCATCGGCGGGTGGATCAACCGGGTCAGACATGGCATCGCTCCTTAGGGAATCAGGATGTCGATCGGGATGATGGCGACCGCGAGGTCGCCGAGGACGCCCTCATCGGTCTCGACGCGGCCGCTGATCCAGGCATGGTCGACCAGTCCACCCAGCGTCTGGACGCTGTCCGAGGGCGGCGGGGCGAGGGCGGCTTGGATGGCGTCCAGCAAGGGATTGAGCTCGGCGGCCGGCGGCACCGACGGATCGGCGGCGGTGCCGACATAGAGGTAGAGATCGAGATGCAGCGTTACCTTGGGCGGCAGGCCGCGCTGCCGCTGCCAGGTCTCGCCCTTCTGCACCTGGAACAGCGCCGGCCGCTCGGCCGGCTGCACATCAGTCCAATGACGCAACTTGCGACCGACGGTGGCAAAGCCACCGGTACCCGTGACGCGGGCGAACAACGCCTGAGCGATCGCCTCCCGTCCGGCGGTCATGGCACGATCCCGCGCGCGGCCTCGGCCAATGACGCCTCCAGCGCCGCGGCGAAGTCGGGTTGCAGGTCGGCGAGCGCGCTGCGTAGGAACGAGTGCGCGGGATAGTCGACCCGACGGATATACGGACGGACCAGGATCTGCTTTTCCCGGATCGGCCGACCGAATGCCTGTCGGATAGTGCGTAGATGCGCCCGTACCGTCTCGCTGCCGCTGAAGCCGTATTCCTGGAAGGCGGCATAGCTGGCATCCGAGCCGACAGTGGCGGTGATCGACTGGCCGTCCTGGTGTAGCTCCGCCGAGATGCTGCCGCGCAGTCGACCGGACCGGATGCCGAGCACCTGGCCGCTGAGCTTTTCGTCGACGATCTTGCGCTGGAGGGTGAGCGCCAGTCGCAGCATGACCCGGCCGAGGCCGGCCTGGACCTCGTCGCTGAAGCCGTTGAGCAGGGCCGCGATCCTGTCATCGCCGATCACCACACCGGTCAGCATGTCGGGCTGACCCGGCGATATTGAGCTAGGACCGCCGCGACATCGGCGGGCATGTCCTGCTGGGCATAGGCGGTGGTCTCGCCGGCCAGCCCCTTCGACACCAACCCGATCCGATCGCGTTCGCGATAGCGCAACGCCACCAGCCCGATCACCGCCTGCTCCAGATCGGACGGCGTCACGGCATAGCCGGCCGTATAGAAGATCGCCACGTTGCGGGTGCCCCGGCTAAAGCCGTAGCCGATCAGGAACACCGTGCTGTCCGAGAAGGTGAAGCCGGCGCTGATGCCGTCGGGAGAGGCCGGGATCGAGAGGCCGTCGATCGTCACGGCGGCGACCGCCGTGACCGGATAATTCACGAGGCTGATCCGATCGCCGCCGCGACCGTCCCGCGTGTCGGTATAGGCGGCACTGGCGATGGTCCGGCCGAGCCAGTTTTGCACGTAGCTCGACACGGCGGTGATAAGACGCTGCAGCAGGGCGTCGTCGGTCGTATAGACGATGCCGCCGCCACCGGCGCCGGGCAGCCACGCCTTGACGTTGGCGAGCGTGGTGAGGTCATTCGCAGCCATGGAGCGAGCTTTCCAGAATGAACCCGGCGCCGGGATGGGCGCCGGGTTCGGTTGCGATCAGCCGTTCTGGATGTTCCTGACGACGCCGAAGGCGGGCGGGAAGTAGTTCTGCAGCACCTCGTCCGCGTAGACGCCGTATTCGTAGCGGCGGGTACGCAGCGGCCATTCGAGCTGGTAGTAATCGCGCCGACATTTCATCTGCAGTACGTTCGATACGTTGCTGAGCGGATAAGGGATGGTGCGCGACACGAACAGGATGGTGCCCGGCGGCACGTTCGGGTGCAGCATCACCTGGACGAGTTGCCCGCCGCTCATGGTGTATTTATTGAGGTAGTTGCCGATGATGGCGCCGGCGGTAATCGTCTGGCCGCCGCCATCGACCGCGAAGCGGAACAACGGGGCGGCGGAAGAACCGGCGGCCAGCACCCGACGGGTGATGTTCAACAGTTCCTGGCTATTCACCAGCATGAGATCGGGCGACAGGCGGTAATTGTCCCAGAACGCCCTCAGCGCCTGATCGATCTCGACCACGCCACCGGCCCCGTCGCCGGTCAGCGTGGTGTTGCCCCCGGTATTGCCTCCCGCCCCCAGGGTCACGATCGTCGATCCCGAACCCGGGGCATAGACCTGCGGCAGAAGGCCGTCGAAGACCAATTGGTTCTGGCTGTTGTCGGCGCTGGCCGCGCTGGCCAATTGGGTTCCGGCAGCGGCGGCGGCGATGACCACCGTGTTGACCGTGGTGATGGCGCCGAGAACGGCGGTACCACCGGTGCCCCAGAACCAGGCATAAGCAACAGCGCCTGCGACCGGTGCCACGGTGGCGGTGATCGTGCCGTTCGCGGCCGGCGTCGCCGTCGCGGTTGGCGAGGCCTGGGACGAGCCACCGCCATAGGTATCGACCGAGGCGTCGGTGTTGGTCCGGCTGATGCCGAGCGGGATACCGCCGGCGATCGTGGCGGCGAGATAGCCTTCGAGCGTCAGCGCCGCCACCTGCACGGTATAGGCGACGTTGGTGAGCGTGCCGCCGGTCGCGGCGGTGACCAGCGTCGGCGCCGGCGCCTGACCGAGGCCGGTCGACGCATTGCCGCCGATGATGGTCTTTTCCTCATAGATCATCGTCGACCGCAACAGGCCTTCGGCCGCTCGCGCCTTCACATCGTCGAAGTTCTCCGACGCGTAATCCGCCTCGAAGGTGACGAAATCCTCGAAGCCGAGCCCCTTATAGGAGGCGACATAGCTCTTGGTCTGGGTGGCGATGGCCCCGCCGCGATTGCCTTCCGACACGCCGCCGGAGATGTTGGTGATGTTGATCCCGGTGATCGCTTTCCAATTCGTCGCCGAACCACCCCGCCCGACGATGCGGGGGATCGTGTTACGCAGCGGCGTGATCACGGGATAGAGCTTCAGGGCGTAGGGCTGCAGATCGTAGAACACCAGGCCGAGCGCCTGGGTGAACGACTTCTCCAGCGCCGAGCCGAAGGCGTCGCCGAGCGGCTTGGACTGCAGATCCTTGATCAGATCCATGGTCTCCTGAGTGGTCGAGGCTTGCATCGTGGGCGTTCCTTTCCGGCATGAAAAAACCCGCCGGATGGCGGGTTGGCAGGCGGCGGGTTGGCAGGCGGCGGGTTGGCAGGCGGCGGGTGACGGCGGGCTGGCGATCAGCTCAGAATGGAGATCGGCCGCTTCTGGGCCTGCTTGATGAGGTAAAGCGGATCGGCCTTGATCATCTCGGCCTCGTTTGGAGCACTGCGATCCGCCGCGTCGTCGTTTTTGCCAATCGCCCGCAACACACCCTTGGCCGGCGCCGGAGAGCGGCGAAGGGCGGCGAGATCGCGGCCGAGCTGATCGATCAGCGCCGCCTGCCCCTCGATCGTCGCCTGGGCCTTAGCCAGCCGCGATGCCGACTTGCCGCGCCGCTTGCGCAGCGTGCCTATCGAGGCGGCTTTGCCGGCGTCATCCTGATCCGGGTCGTCCTGGTCCGGGTCGTCCTGATTGGGATCATCGTCGTCCGAGGCGTCATCCGTATCGTCGCAGCCATCGGAACACGCCGCGCCGAGGCCGACAGCGGCATCGTGGATCGACTGGAGCTGCGCTAGGTCGACCTTGGAATTGCGCGCGCCGATCTTGGCCAGGGGAGTAGCCAACCCATGCGCCTTGAACATCTCGAACACTGCTTCGGGATTGGCCGGGCGGTCGACCAAGCTGATCTCGGCGATGGTGCAGCCGGTCACCACGTGCTTTTGCACAGTGTCGCGCTTGGTGACCTCGCCACCGATCGAGAAGCCGGTGTAAACGCCCTCGCGGACCTTGGTCCATGCCGCCTCGTCGACCACCTTGACGCCGAGATAGAGGCCCCGATCATCCATCTGGGCGGTCTTGGCGACGCCGACCGCGGAAGGCTGGTGCATCTCCCGGATATTGCCGAAGCGCATGTATTCAGGCAGGGCCGCCTCGACCGCTTCCTTGCGGATGATCTCACCCTGCCGGTCGAGCGCCTCGGTCGAGGCATAGCCGAACACCATACGCTGTTCCTGATCGACTTTCGTAATCGGCGCGAAGATCCTCATGGCTGCTCCTCGGAGGTTGGGGGCGCGGGGGAGTGGGAAGTGATGGATTGGTGCGGAGAGTTGGGGGGTGACGACGTGATCTGGCTCAACGGCACGGCACCCGATCCGGTGATGATGGCATTGCCGAAACCGACCGGCGGCAGGCCCAGGCGTTGGCGCACCTCATCCACCGAGACGACGCCGCAGGACAGGTAGATCTGATCGATGGTGGCTTGCTCGCGCGGGCTTTGGTCGGGTTTGCCGGCCCAGGCGAACTCGATATCGCTGTAGCCCCAGCCGACCAGAATCAGGCGGTCGATCAGGTTCTTCACCCAGCGCTGCAACGGCTCCAGCCCCTCATCCGTCGCGGCCTGCTGGGCCGTCTGGGCGGTGGCGCGGTTGGTCTGGCGAACGAAGGCCGTCGGCGGCACCGAGAAGGCGAAGCAGACGATCCGAGCGAGCCATTCGTCGAACGCGTCGGTCAGTGGATCCGGCTTCAGCAACTGCGTCTTCATGCCGCCCGGGACGAACAGCAGACGCCGCTTGGCCGCCATGTCGCCGGCCAGGAGTTCGTCGAACCAAGCCTGGACCTTGCGGATCTGATCCGGGTTCCAGCTTTCCGGAACGCTGACCATGGCCGGAGGCACATTGCCTTCGGTGTAAAAATACAGCTTCTCCACCGCCTTGCGCAGGCCGGTATTGATGGTCAGCACGATCTGCTCGACCGGTGAGTAGCCATAGAGCTTGTGCGGCCGCAGGTTGCGCGGCGCGTAAATCAACTCGTCACTCGTGTAATCGACCGCCGGAAGACCTTTCAGAACCTGCTGGTAGGCCGGATCCGGCGGCAAAGGCGTGCGCCCGCTGTCATCGATCAGCAGCTTGATCGTGGCACCGTCGATCACCTCCAGCCGGGCGACGCCGCCATCGAGCGAGCGCCGGATATAGACGGCGGGCGCATCGATGACGAACAGATCTTCAAGCAGCAGCCGCAGCCATTGCTCGCCGCTATGGATCCCGTCCGGCGAGCGGAAGAACCGCGTCAACTCGGCGATCCGCGGATCCTTGGAGCCGGGCGTACCGCCGGCCGACACCGCCGCGTCGCCATCCGGATCATCGGTGCGCAGCCGAAAGCCCCAGCGCAAGGTTTCGATCTGGTCCTTGCGGGTTTCGATGACGAGCCGCAGCAGATCGTAGGCATCGGCGAGTGCCCGGAGTTCGGCGAAGCCGATCGCCTCGTCGACGCGGGGCGCCTGGCGCAAATTGTAGCCGGTCGGGTAGTCGAAGGCGCGGCCCTCGGCCTGCTCCTGTGCCACCGGCGGCAGGGGCTGGCTGGGCGAGAACCAGCCATCGGGGCTGACCCCTGTCAGCGCATAGCGCAGCCCTTGCGCCACCCGCGTGACCAGGCCCGGATCCAGCGGCGTAATGGTCGGTGATGCCAATTGACGCTCCGATCAAGGTTGGGGTTAGGGTCGCATGATCAAACGGGTGCGGCCGCGATCCAGGAAGGCGGTGTGTTCCTCCTCGATGAAGCGGAGAAAGCCCAGATCGGCCTGGAACTTCACGGCATGGGCATAGACCAGGCTATCCCCCTTGTCGGGCGAGCGGCCGATGCGCCGCATGATGTCGGGCTTGCCTTCGATCTGAATGCCGCGCGGTCGCAGCGTCCAGCGCGGGGCGATAAGATCGGCCAACAGCTCCGGATCCGGCGGAATCGCCAGAGACTCGCCGCTTGCCGGATCGAGCGCCTCCCGCAGGCGCCACCAATACTCGGCGCGCTGATTGATGAAGCCCAGCTGCCCCGACTTGTCGCGTGCCGTCGAGGCCTCCGCGCCGTTCAACGGAATCGCCACCAACCCGAGACCGCGCGCCGCGTCATAGACCGCCGCCCCGACGCCAATGACGTCGATGTTCACCATGGTGCCCGGGCTGACCAAGGGCAGCAGCAAGCCGATCACCGCCGGCCCATCCGGCGTCGCCGTCCCCGGCTGGGCGATCGGCCAATCGAACCAGATGCCGCGCCGCACGGTCACCACGGTCCGATCCGATCCACCACGCGCCACATCGACACCAAGCGCGCTTACCGGACCCCGCTCGGAGTCATCGGCGGCGGCCGTCCAGCGCTGCTGGGCGGCTTCGACCCAGGCGGTCGGGATGACCTGATAGGGATCGTCCTCGGCCCCCACGTCGAAGGCGCCCTCAAGCATCCGGCTGCGCAGCGGCTCGGGCAGCGCCTGCAGGGTCGCCTTGTAGCCGGCGGCCATCAGAAACGCGTTGTCCTCAACCCGGGCGCGGATGAAGGTCCGGCTATGCGGCCGGATCGTCTCGCCGGCACGCTCGATCGGCCGGTCGTCGGGTACCTCCGCATCGACGCCGTCCAGGGCCGCGAACCAGCGCAGTTCCCCGGGCAGAGCCGGGTTCGGATGGCGGCGATCGAGCCAGGGCGCCCAGTAGCGGATAACCCAGTCACCTTCGGCACCGGTCGGCGGGTTGCCGGTTGCAACCACCTGCGTGCGTTGCCCCACCTCCGCCGTGCGCAGCCAGCCGATCAGGAAGCGAAACTGCGCCTCGGTAAAATGCGTGATCTCGTCGAACGCCTTGAGGTCATGGGCTCGGCCTTGGTAGCGGACGACGTCGCCGGGCAAGGCGACGGCACCGAACTCGACGGTGCGACCGCCGCCCAGCCGCCACAGCCGCGTGGTGGCGTTGTAGCGGCCGGCAGACCCGTAGAGTTCGCGCGCCCGTTCCTCGATGCCGCGCAATTGCGGGTATTCGCGGCGGAAGACGATCGATCGGCGGTGCCCGAGGGCCGCGAGCCCCAGCAGCAGGTCGGTCTTGCCGCCACCGGCGGCGCCCCCGTAGAAAACCCGATCGGCGGCGGATAAGAAAGCCGTGGTCTGCGGCCCCGGCTGGGGCGTCCAGACGACGCCGGAGCCCGGTCGCCCGCCACCCATGGCACGGCGGTCAAGTTCCCTCCGAAGGACCGTGCCGAGCGACATCCGCCTCGAGGCATTCCAGAAGCTGTACCAACTGCCCATCGGTCAGACTTTCGATGGTGACACGGCCGGCCGTGATGCTGTCGCGCAGGTCGGCGCCGGGGCTGTCCGCGCGGGTGACGGGTGGCGCCGAACCCGGTCGGCCATGGCCGCGCGCCAGCATCGCGGTCGCCGCCGCGACGCGCGCCGTCGGCGGCGCGGTCGCATCCTGCATGACATCGGCGAGCGTGGTGATGGCACTATTCGTGTGGCTCCGCGCCAGTTCATCGGCTTCTTTTATTTTGCCGGCCTCTTTCAGCTCGGCAGCCTCCTTCGACTCGCCAGCCTCTTTCAGCGCGCCGGCATTTGCCTCGACATCGGTCGGTTGAGCCGCTTTGGGGCGCCGCGGCTTTTTGCCTGGCGCATCTTTTTCGATCGGAGGTTTCTGGGTTGGCACCGGTGCCCCTCCCTTCTTCGGAACGATTGGCGATGCCAATAAAAAGCCCGCCGCGGAGCGATCCGGGCGGGCGCAATTAGGAGCATCGAGGATTGGTATACATTCGCTGTCAGCGAGACGCAAGAGAAAAAGTTCGTGATTTGTTCTTTTTTTCTCAAGGCCGGATTTAGCGCGGGACGGACCTCCGGGACCGCGTTCGATAGACCGCCGATAAGGTGCTGAGCGCACCGATCAGCAACCCCGTGGCACGATGTGGATTAAGCGCGGTGCCGCCGCCCCAGCGTTGCCGACGAGCCCAATCGGCGATCGGCATTTCAGCGCCGACGACATACCAAGTGACCGAGCCCATCGGCGACCCGAAACCGCCGAGCCGCGCCATCACCGATGCGACCCGCTCGCGCGCATCCTCGATCCGATCCCCCGGTGCCTGGCCGCCGCCGGTGGTCGGCACCCGTGCCAGATCCGGTGCCCGCAAGGTGTCGAGTTGGGCCCGGGCGAAGTCGCGCCGGAAATGATAACCGGCATCGGCCCAGGCATCGTCGATCACGCCGTCGCGGAGCAACCGGGCGATATTGTCGAGCGCGCGGGCGTGGATCACCGGCCAGCCATCGGGATCGCGCTCGTCGACCAGCAGAACTGGATCGTGGCTCGCCCGCTCCGCCGGAGGCAGCGCCACCGCAGGATGCGTTTTCATGTCGGTGATGGGCTTGAGTTTCGGCTGTTTCATCGTCAGTGCCTTTCGTCGCGGTGAGACTGCAAGGAGAGATTGAGTCGGGTTCGGGCATCGGCCTCGAGCCACAGCCGAATGAAATCGGGGACACGGTCGTCACGCAGATTGGTGACGACGACACCCTGTTCGACGAAGGCGCGCCGTTCCGCCTGACGCTGTCGATCGGCGGGATCCGCCGGCGCGCTGGCGATATGCCGGGCAAGCGAGGAACGAAGGCCGCTCAT